TCCTTTACTGAGGGGGCTGTTGTCTGGTCCAGTGTCAGTTACCAGACCTATAGAGCTAAGACTACCCACTCTGGGGTCACTACTGACCCATCTCTGGACACTACTAACTGGCAGGTCATTAGCTCTGCGGCTGTAACTCCTGCTGGTGCAACCCTTGAAGCTGTAGCCTCTGGTACCTTGCCAAATGGTTCCCCTGTTGTTATTAACACAGATGGTACTGTAAGTGTGATAACTGCTTCGGACCAAGAACTTAGTTCAGGTGTTGTATTTGAGAGTGCAGGTACAGTTAAAATCTCAACTACCTTTGATAGTAACTTGAACAAAGTTGTTATTGCTTATAGGGATGCAGGTAACTCTAACTTTGGTACAGCTACCGTCGGGACTGTAAGTGGTACTTCAATTAGCTTTGGTACACCAGTAGTTTTTGAGAGTGCAACTACATCTGACATCTCAACTACCTTTGATAGTAACTTGAACAAAGTTGTTATTGCTTATAGGGATGACGGTAACTCTGGTTTTGGTACAGCTATAGTTGGTACTGTAAGTGGTACTTCAATTAGCTTTGGTACTCCTGTAGTTTTTGAAAGTGCAAGTACATTTGAAACCTCAACTACCTTTGATAGTAACTTGAACAAAGTTGTTATTGCTTATAGGGATGCAGGTAACTCTAACTTTGGTACAGCTATTGTTGGTACTGTAAGTGGTACTTCAATTAGCTTTGGTACTGCTAGAGTTTTTGAGAGTGCATATACATCTGAAATCTCAACTACCTTTGATAGTAACTTGAACAAAGTTGTTATTGCTTATATGGATCAAGGTAACTCTAACTTTGGTACAGCTATAGTTGGTACTGTAAGTGGCACTTCAATTAGCTTTGGTACACCAGTAGTTTTTGAGAGTGCAAATACATTTGAAACCTCAACTACCTTTGATAGTAACTTGAACAAGGTTGTTATTGCATACTTCGATGGAGGTAACTCTTACTTTGGTACAGCTATAGTTGGTACTGTAAGTGGTACTTCGATTAGCTTTGGTACTCCTGTAGTTTTTGAGAGTGCATATACACCTGCAATCTCAACTACCTTTGATAGTAACTTGAACAAAGTTGTTATTGCTTATAGGGATTTAGGTAACTCTAGCTTTGGTACAGCTATAGTTGGTACTGTAAGTGGTACTTCAATTAGCTTTGGTACACCAGTAGTTTTTGAAAGTGCACTTACATCTGAAACCTCAACTACCTTTGATAGTAACTTGAACAAAGTTGTTATAGCCTACACGGATGGAGGTAACTCTAGTTTTGGAACTGCCGTAGTATTTAAGCCAGAAGAGAACCCTACAAACTTGGGGGTCTTCAATTTTATAGGGTTCTCTTCTGGGTCTTATGCAGACACACAAACCGCTACGGTTCAGCTTATTAGCGCAGTCAACGAAGCACAAAGCGGACTTACGACAGCTGCTCGTTATTTTGTGCAAACAGACGGAACACTTAGCACAACAGCGGGTTCGCCAGAGGTCTATGCGGGCCTTGCTGTTTCACCCACAAAGATCATCGTAAAAGGATAACCCATGAAGACGCTTACAAAAGAAGGTCTGTCGCTTTACTTGTTCGACAACAACGAGGCCCTGCTGATTGAGGCTGACAAGATTACTGTAGGAGACCCTGCACGGTTTATCGTCGCAGACTGCAACAGCGGTAATACGGTCTTGTATGAGGGTGTCACAGGCCCACAGGATTGGACTGGTGGTAAGTTCTTCTTTGATGGGACTGATTGGACACTAAATCCCAACTGGGTTGACCCAGAGACTTTGGAATAACCTGTTACCTGAGGAGATACACCATGTCTTATGTATTAGGTAAACGTAGTAAGGAACGTCTGCAAGGTGTTCACCCTGATCTTGTCGCTGTAGTAGAGCGGGCTATTTCCATCAGCCATGTTGACTTCACTGTATTAGAGGGTATCCGTAGCAGAGAACGACAGAAAGAGCTAGTAGCTAAGGGTGCATCTAAGACGATGAACTCAAGGCACCTAACTGGTCATGCTGTAGACCTAGCCCCTTGGCCTATCTCATGGGAGTGGGAAGGTTTCTACCCTATCGCTGATGCCATGAAACAAGCTGCTGAAGAACTAGGTGTTGACCTTGAGTGGGGTGGTGACTGGAAGAGCTTTCCTGATGGCCCACATTTCCAACTCTCACGAAAGACTTACCCATGAGCAACGAACCTTGGCACCTAAACAAGAGTGTCCCTATTACGTTTATCTTTGCAATCATGTGTCAGACTGTCGCACTAATCTGGTTCGTGGCTACACTGAGTAATGATGTCGCTAACAACAAGAACGAACTCGCTAGGTTGGAGACAAGAACTCAGAACCTAGAGGTGGTAGCACAGAGCCAAGCTGTCATGTTGGCCCGTATAGATGAGAACATAAAAGGCATTAGGGAGTTCCTAGAGAGGAGTCCATAGTGGTAAGCAAGACGTTCAAGCCCTGTTGCACATGTAAAGTAAACTTACCCTTAGAGGACTTTTACAATGACAAATCCTCAAAAGATGGTAAGACTGTAAAGTGCAAGGTCTGTACAAAACTGTATTCTAATCAGTATAAAGCTAAGCACAAAGAAGAGATTTCAGCCTACAGTAAAGAGTACAATCGTAAACATTATCAAGAGAACAGGGAAGCTAGGCTTGAGTGGCAAAAAGAGTACAGATTGGAAAACCTCGACGAGCGTAGGGAATATGATCGAAAGCAGAGCAAGGTATACTATTCGAATAACAAAGACGCCGCAATGGAAAAATCCGCCAGAAGAAGGGCAATAAAGGCTCAAGCTATGCCACCTTGGGTGGATGAGACCCATCTGAAAAGGTTAAGGTCTATCTATAAGACATGTAAGAATGTCTCTGAGAGAACAGGTAAGGTCCATCATGTTGACCACATTGTACCCCTAAAAGGGGATAATATTTGCGGGCTTCATGTCTGGTGGAATTTAAGGATTATCCCTGCAAGAATGAATTTGTCGAAGGGGAATAAACTTGAAGTATTTTAGAAGCCCTAGTCGCACATTTAAACGGGAAATAGCTGTAGCCCTTTTGGTATGGCTAGTCTACATTGTGGAGACTAAAGATGTCAACCTTATCGAAACCCTCGTTTGGCCTATCTTCACGTTTGTTACTGCTGCTTTTGGTATTGACCAGTACAGCAAGTTGCAGCAGCGGGGCATTGGGGATACTAACGGGCGGGGGACCGAACGTAGCAGCCAACACACAGGCAGGCAAGACCAACTCCCAGACGATTGGAACGACAAATAATATCTCACCTAGTGTGTCAGACTCTCAGGTAGACAAGGTTGACCAAAGGGTAGTTACCACTAGGGTAGCCTCTGATAAGGTAGATGTCGTCACTGTCAATGAAACACCCCCTTGGTTAGTCATAGCCCTTGTCGTCTGGTCCATATTCCTCTGGCAATTACCTTCACCTAGTCAAATTGGTAACTGGTTCTCAAACTTATTTGGTCGTAGAAGATAATAAAAAAGCGCAGGCATCCAACTAAGGACACCCACGCTCTCATTCATTAGCCCTCGTTACCTTAACTGGTAGCGGGGGTTTTTGTTATTTCATCAACCTGATTCTGCATGTCAATGAGGTCTTCCTGTAGATCAATGATGTCGTCCTGTAGTCCCTCTACCTCTTCGACAGTAGCTGTAGCAAAGTCTGTCAGTGACTGATTAAGACCTACCTGCATCACAAGGAAATCGTGAAGACTGTTCACACGCCAGACTAAGTACAAAGTCACAAGAAGGTGTATGGCTAAAGCACCCCAATATATTTCCATTAGCCCTCCTTCTGCTTCTTCAGCATAAGTAACTCTAGTCGTGTCGTGTACCAGATAGCCTTTCGGACGTCTTCGATCCCATTCTTGTATCGCCATCGGTGCATGTACTTAGCTATATTCCCACGGAGGTATCCGATATACTCATCCTCTGTCAAGAAGTCTTCGATGTACTCAATACACTCAATCTTACCACCTGTGTTATAGTGAGCTGGGCTGTTCACATTATCCATAGGGTTCCTTTCCTTCTTGTTCCTGTCTAAGATGTATTTGTAGTATGAACCCAAACCCTAAAGCCCTTCTTTGAGAAAGGTCTTCACCCACATAGCTGTGATGTCGGACCTTACGATGTCTTCTACACCAAACTCAATGATGGGTACAGGTAGCAGGTACTTCTTAGCTAGATGGATAA